TGGCGGATGATGTGTCCGCCTCATGCTCAATGATTACAATGGGTTAGCTGATGATGCGCGATCCTACCCACGCGCAGACCCACAGCTTGACCGAAAAAGACCGGGGTGGGGGTGGGGTGGCCCCCGAGTTTGCCCCCCGCCTGGGATTTTCACCTGCCGTCCGTCTTTCGCGGCGGTTTTCTGAGGGGAGCGATTTCCGGTGCGTTGCAGAGTAACGCGTACTGCGCTTTTGGTAGTTGATGGAAGAATTTCCGCTGCCTTCTGAAATGCTTGGTCCGAGAATGCTGGCGTTGCGCCATAACAGGCATCGTCAGTTTGCGTTTTTGATGGGTTGCGGGGATATGACGGCTGCGGAAGCAGCGCGGGCGGTCGGCTATCAGGACAAGTCTGAGGCGGCGAAGGTGCGCGGTGCGGAGTTGATGCAGCGCGCGGACGTGACTGCTGCGATCAAAGAGGTTGCCGGGAAGGTTCTGAGTGGGCTGGCGCCGATTGCGATTGCGGCCTTGCGGAACATTTTGCGGTCACCGAAGCATCCGGCGCATGCGCGGATGATTGAGACGGTTCTGGACCGGACGGGGTATTTGGCTGCGATGGAGCAGAAGATCACTGTTGAGCATGTGGACGATGGGCGGCTGCGGGAGATTGTGGCGCGGCTGGCTGTGGAGGTTGGGATTGACGCGGTGAAGCTGTTGGGGCGGCCGATGATAGAGGGTGAGGTTGTCGATGAAGGTTCGTAGGGTGCCGAGCGACATTTGGGGCGAGGAGCTTATTGTTGACCTCGATGGCGAACTAGAGGTCGTTTTATGGGGTCACGGGCCGCATCGTTACAGCGATTGGTCGGACAAAAGGATCATCGAGAAATTGCTGAAATCGCCAGTGGCTCGCAACGCTGATGGGTCGTTCAAGACGTTGCACCAGTTTTTGGATGAAGGGACGGCCGATGATTGAGGGGGGGGATTGGCATGGCGGCCGTTGTCATTGAGCCCCTGACGACTGAGGAACGGCGGCGCGCGCTAGAGTTTGTTGCGCTGCGGAAAAAGTTTCAATCATTCCGGTATTTTGAGCCCTATCCGAAGCAGCGGGAGTTTTTGGGTTTGGGGGCGGTTCGGCGCGAGCGGCTGCTGATGGCGGGCAATCGTGTCGGCAAGTCGCACTGCGGGGCGTTTGAGGCGGCGTGCCACGCGACCGGGATGTACCCGGATTGGTGGGGTGGCCGGCGGTTTGATGCGTCGACCAAGGGTTGGGTTTGCGGGGTGACGGCGCAGGCGGTGCGCGATGTGTGTCAGGCGAAGCTGTGCGGGCCGCCTGGGGTGGAGCGCGAGCTCGGGACGGGGATGATCCCGAAGGATCGATTTGAGGACAAACCGACCTTAGGCCGTGGGATACCTGATGTTTTCGACACGCTTCACGTGAAACATGTGAGCGGCGGCGTATCTACGATCGTGTTCAAGTCGTATGAGCAGGGGCGGCAGAAGTTTCAGGGCGAGGGGTTAGACTGGATTTGGTTTGATGAGGAACCGGACCTCGATGTGTATTCGGAGGGGCTCGCGCGGATTGGCGAGCGGCAGGGGCTTGCGTGGATGACGTTCACGCCGATCAACGGCCCGACTGCGGTGGTGCTGCGGTATACGGACGAACCGTCGTCGGATCGGATCGTGGTGTCGATGACGTTGGACGACATCCCGGACGGCGGGCACCTGTCGCGTGAGGCCAAAGAGAAGATGTTCGCCGGCTACCTGCCGCATGAGCGGGAGGCGCGGGCCAAGGGCATTCCGATGCTCGGCTCTGGCCGGATCTTCACAGCCACGGAGGAATCGATCAGTGAGCCCTTGCTTGAACACATCCCTGGATATTGGACCAAGATTTGGGGAATTGACCCAGGCATCGGACATCCCTTCGGAGCGGCCTTACTCGTTTGGGACCGAGACAATGATGTTGTCCACCTCCACCATTGTTTTCGCATGGTGGACGCCCTCCCCCTCGTCCACTGCGAAAGAATCAAAAAGATCGCGGCGGGCGTGCCGGTGGCCTATCCGAAGGACGCGGCCGATCGCGAGAAGGGTACGGGCGAGCCGTTAGCGGCGCACTACAAGAAGCACGGGCTATGGATGCTGCACGAGCATTCGACATGGCCGGACGGCGGGGTGTCGACGGAGGCCGGGATCTTTGAAATGGACGAGCGGATGCGCACCGGGCGCTTCAAGGTGGCGTCTCACCTATCTGAGTTCTTTGAGGAATATCGGTTTTTCCACCGCAAGAACGGTCAGATTGTGAAGATCAAGGACGACATCATATCGGCGATCCGCGCGGCGCTGATGATGAAGCGGTATTCGCGGGCGGTGCCGCTCGGGGCGAGCCCCGGCGTGGCGCACCGCGAGCCGATGATGGCGACGGGCTTGGACTTCGATCTGTTTGCCACCGGAGGCGCGATATGATCCATGAGGAAGAAATGGAGCGGGCCTGTCGGCGTGTTGTCATTGCCCGTGGCTATTACGAGCGGGGCGATCTTGTCGGGGCCATCCAATGGTTTTTTGACAAAAGGGCTGAGAAAAAGCTTGCGCGGATCAAGGACGAAAACGTGCGGGCGATGGCTCGCAGGATCATGACTTATGAGATCCATATGTTTCTGCTGGATGTTTTTCGTCCTGGGTGGGACAGTCCACGGCATTGAGGGATGGCGATCTGGTATCTCATGATGTGGTCGGCGACCGAGCCACCGTTCGAGGCCGGCCAGTATCAGACGCGGGATCGGTGCGAGGCGGCGGGGATTGTGCAGGCTGTAGGGCTGCGCGAGCTCTATGGGCCGCTGAGTTGGAGTTGCGAATTAAGGGTAGGGATGATTACGCGGCCAGCCGTTGCAGTGAGCTATTTCGTGCTGTAGCGCGCATGGCGTCTCGACTGTGCCGAGAACCACGGTGCAATGACCTCGGCCGATGAGGGAGCAGCCAACCACCCTCGCGCCGAATGCTGGTGCGCCACAGTGGCGGTGAACCGCAGCATCGCTTCGCACCACCGTCAGCTTGCCCCTATAGGGATGAGCCCATTGCGGCGGCGGACATAGCGCCTGCGCTGCCGTTGACCAGACCAAAGTCGCGAAAATTATTCCAAAGCGCCAGATCGTCATGCGCCGTATTGCGCTGGCGATAATTCCCGATCAACGCACCCGCACTTTTCCCGGTGCGTTGACCCATCCGTTGCCCTCTTCATTATCCGGCCGTCTGTAACGCCTTGACTTGGGGCGGGGCGCTCTACTCCCACGCCTCGCCCTCTTTTTTTGGATTGGGCTCATGCCTCTCGACCTTTCGATGTTGGGCGCCGCCACGGAGCTTGTCGGCGGCTCGACCCTGCCGGACCAACTGCAAGAGGAAACTGACGAACAGCGGCGCCGGCGCAAGCTGCTCGATCAGATGAAAGAAGCGGTGAGCCCGTTCGGAGCGTCCTCGACGCTTGGACTGCCGGCCAGAAAGAACATGCTTGGAAGCACATACTGACGCGCTATTCATGCGGCATGCGGACGAGCTACGCGAGACGTGGCAGGCGCGCGCCATCATTGCGAGCAAGTATGATCCGCTCGGCATGGTCGTGCTTTCGGTGCTGGCTCATTCGTTCGATGAGGCCATGCCAATGCTGATGCACCTGTTGTTTCCGGGTTTTGTTAGCGTCACGACGCCGTTCATTTGCTCGCACGGCAAGATCAACAAGCGCGGGCACATCGTCGCTGATGTGCTCTGGTACAGTGACGGAAGATTACCGGTCAAGAACGTGGTGATTTTCCGCAGCACGCGCGGCCTTGAGAAGTCATTCCGCGAGCTCGCCGATCGCCTCAAGCTGTCCGACAAGGATCGGCGCGAGCTCTTTGCTGCCGCTCGCCGGTGGGTAGCCGCAGACGAGCGGCTTGATCCGACAATGGACCCGCGTGACCCCGATGCCAAACGCCTTACCGTCAACTAGAAGCTACGTCACGCTAGAGAATGCGGTGGCCGGCATTCCGCGCGTCATCAGCGAAACTGAGCGCGAGATTGTTCGCGACATCTTGCAAGAGTTCGGTCAGTACACGCAATGGCGCACGCAGTTTGCGGGGCAGTGGGAAGAGGCCGCGCAATTGATCCTGCCGACATCGCGAAACACTTTCTATTATCAGAATTTCTCTTGGCCCGGTCAGAAGAAGTCACAGCAACAGATTGATGCGAGCGGAATGCTGGCGCTGCATCGGTTCGCTGCGATCTGCGATTCATTGTTGACGCCGCGCAACATGACGTGGCACACGCTCGCCGCCAATGATCCGTATGTGATGAAGGATCGGGCCACGCGCTTGTGGTTTGAGGAAGTAACCCGGCTGCTGTTCAAGTACCGCTATACGCCGATGGCGAATTTCAGCGGGCAGAACAATTCCAACTTCCAATCGCTCGGGGCGTTCGGCAACGCGACCATGTTCATTGATGCGCTCGACGGCAGTCACTATGGCGGCCAACTCGGATTGCGCTACAGGTCGGTGCCGCTCGGAGAGACATTTTTCGGCGAGAACCACCAAGGGCAGGTTGACCGAATCATCCGTTGGTTCCGCATGACCGCCTATCAGGCGGTGCAGCGTTGGGGCATCGGAGCGTTGCCGGTGCCGCTCCTGCCGGCACTGCAACAGCATTCCCAATGGATGTACAACTTCCTGCATTGCGTGCGCCCGCGCGGAAGCGACTATGATCCGAAGCGGCTCGATGAAAAGGGGTTGCCGTTCGAATCTTATTATGTGTCGGTCGAGGGCTTATGCCTGATGCAGCCGGGCGGCGGCTACCGGGTGTTCCCCTATGCGGTGGCGCGCTATGACCAGACGCCGCTTGAAGTCTACGGGCGCGGGCCGGCGCAAATGGTCTTGCCGGCGCTGAAAACGCTCAACGCGCAAAAGGCGACATTCCTCAAGCAGGCGCATCGATCGGCCGATCCGGTGTTGCTGGTCGCGGATGATGGTGTGATTGGCATGGATGTGCGGCCCGGCGCAATCAACAAAGGCGGGGTGAGCGCCGACGGCCGGTTGCTGGTGCAGCCGCTCCCGACCGGGAACATCCAAGTCAATGAAAAGATGATGGATATGGAGCGCGCGATAATCAACGACACGTTCCTTGTCACATTGTTTCAGATCCTCACGGAAACGCCGCAGATGACGGCGACCGAAGTAATCGAAAGAGTGAATGAAAAAGGAATTCTGTTGGCTCCGACCATTGGACGCCAACAGAGCGAATATCTCGGGCCGATGATCGATCGCGAGCTCGACGTGCTTGCCGCATTGCGATTGCTGCCACCGATGCCGCCGCGCCTACAAGAAGCCAACGGCGAGTATGCCGTTGTCTATACGTCGCCGCTGGCGCGGGCTCAGAAGGCGGGCGAGGCATCGGGGTTTTGGCGCACCATCGAAGGCATTCGGGAGCTCGTCAATATAACACAAGATCCGGCGCTTTTGGATCGGTTCGATTTCGATACCGCAATACCGGAGATTGCCGAGATTCAGGCGGTGCCGGAACGCTGGCTGAATGACGATCGCGCGGTGGCCGAGAAGCGCAAGGGTCGCGCGCAGATGGCGCAGCGGCAAGAGCAGATTCAGGCGGCGCCGGCGCAAGCGGCGATGATGAAGGCGCAGGCCGCTCAGGCCAAGGCCGGCATGGTCCCGCCGCAACCGACAGGGACACCGCAGTAATGTTTTGGTGGGTAGCTTTCGTTAATCCGCCTTTGTATCTCGCCTGCTACAGAGCGGCGAGTATGCGACACGCCGCTGCGGGCATGCCTTATCATCAACATCAAGTGCTTATGCGCTACTGGTACGGAGGCTAACCATGTGCTTCACGATGCAATGGCTGATGCAACTACTAATCTTGGTTGTCGTCGTCGGCGCGATCATCGCCATTCTGAAAATCATCATTCCGTGGGCGGTGTCGAAAATGGGCGAGTTTGGTGAGGCCGTTAATATCCTAATGCAGATTTTGACGATTGTATTTTGGGCTATCATCATCATCGTCGTGATCTACATCGCGTTCGCCCTCATTTCCTGTCTGTGGAGTATGGGAGGCGGTTCATTCCGTGGATTGTTTCCCCGCTGAGTCGCAAGTCGATCCGTTGCCACCGTATCCGCCGGCGCCGCCGCCGATTTGTATAGGTTGCTGAAATGGCGTCGAGAGAAAAAACACTCGACCTCCTTCGCGAGTACAAGGCCGCGTATCAGATTGCGTTCGCCAGCGCGGGCGCCGAGCGCGTAATGCAGGACTTAAAAGTATTTTGCCGCGCCGACAAGAGTTGCTTTCATCCTGATTCGCGCATCCATGCCGTCGCCGAAGGTAGAAGGGAGGTTTATCTGCGCATACAACAGCATCTAACGCTTGCGCCAGAAGAATTGGCTGAGCTCTATGGGGCCGTCGTGCCCGCAACGGAAGGACACCACGACGATGAGTGACATACATACGATAAACACGGCCACCGGGACGGTGACGCCTCCAGCGCCTTCGGTACCCACGGTGCCCCCGGCATCGCGCTCCGACATCACCAGCGTCACGCCGCCGGCCCCGCAAGCGCCGTGGCACGCTAATCTCGACCCCGACATCAAGACCTATGCGCTCCAAAAGGGCTACGACCTTTCCGATCCGGCCAAGGCTTTCGTTTACGCCGCCAAGGGCCATATCGAGGCGCAGAAGTTTCTTGGCGTGCCGCCGCAGCAATTGCTTCGGTTGCCGGCCGATGTGAATGATGAAGCTGGCTGGAACGCGATCTATCAGCGATTTGGCAAGCCGCTCGACAAGTCGGGCTATGACCTCTCCAAGGTGAAGTTTGCGGACGGCACCGACCTCGATGCGCCTTTCGCCGAGTTCATGCGCGAGAAGGCATTCGAGCTTCACTTGCCGACGACAAGCGCCGCTGCGCTCACACAGGCGTTTGTCGGATATATGGAGCAATCGGATCGCCGTGAGCTCGAAGGCCACACTGCCAAACTGGCCGAAGAAAAAGCCTTGCTCGCTAAGGAATGGGGCGCCAACTATGAATATAACCGTCAAATGGCGGTGACCGGAGCGCAGAAGTTGCGGGTGTCTCAGGAGGACGTAAACGCGCTTGAAAAAGTTGTCGGCTACGGCCGCGTGATGGAAATGTTCCGCAAGGTTGGAAGCGGTAGCTCGGAGGACGCATTCGTGTCAGGCAAACAAGGCGGCGAGTTCATGACCTCTGCGCAGAGCGCACAGGCGCGTCTCATCCAATTGCAGGAGAACCCGGAATGGCGGGCCAAACTGGCCGCCGGCGACCCCGGTGCGCGCGCAGAGAATGAGCAATTGTGCAAGGTAATCTCTGGCTATGTCGAGGAAGCGGGAGGCTTGTGATGGCAGACCTCGAAACCATCGGCGTCGAGACGCCCGAAGCACCAAAGCCAAAACGCAAGTATACGCGGCGCAAGAAGTGGAACCGCAAAGCCTCGCGCAAGGTCAAGCTTTTTGATGCGCTCGAAAAAGAAGCGCCACCGGCGGAATCGACTGATGTGTTTGCCGGCCTCACTCATTCGGCATGCGCGATCGCGTGCAATGTGGAACGCTGCGTGATTACCGGGCAACCGATGTGCGGCCATCCTCACTTGCAAGGGCTGCAAGAGCGCTTCAAGCAGAGCAGCGAGGAGAACAACGAGATTCAGGCCCGCTTCAAGGGCGCACAACTCTATCTGCATCACTTGGCCGCCGAAGCAAAGAAGCCAACGATCTAGGAGGAATCCATGCGCCCACTGAGCCCCGAATTGCTCGCGCTGCACAAGGCCAAAAATCTGCTTTGCTCATTTGACCGCTGGTGTCAGGGCACACCCTATCGCGTTCGATACCAAGACCCACCGCAAATGTGCCTGGGACACGCGATCAAGATTGCGGCCGACTCTCTATGGCTTGAAGGTAAGATCATCGAGCGCATCTACCGCATCATCGGCACGCAGAGCATTCCAACTTGGAATGACAATATGGACCGCAGATATGCCGACGTGATGGATGTCCTCGAAAAGGCGATCCTCGCGGCGGAACAGGAATGGGCGAAGGCGGCGTGAGCCATGCCCTGGTCGGCCCGAAGCTTCGCCGCGAAGCATAACAAGAAGCTGGCCGGGACGCCGGCCGCCGGCGCTGCCGCCAAGCAGGCAAGCGCAATGGTCCGCGAGGGCGTGCCCGAGGGCATCGCGATCGCCACCGCG